GGGGAAGCTGGACATGGACTGAGGCTACAGACATCATACTTGGAAAATTCGTCGAAACGGGGTCAGATACAGCTTTTACTGAATGTGAGGTATACGACCCGCCATACTCATCGAAGCAGGTAACAACAGATACCGTAACGGCAAGAAGCGCTAATTCGATTGCAAATACAGCCAACGCTACTGCAAGCACTGCAAACACAACAGCCAATAAAGCGCTAGGACAATCAACTTGGTATGCGACATGCGATACAGCAGCGGCAACTACAGCAAAGGTGGCAACAATTACACCTACAACCACAGCATTCACTTTGAGTGCAGGAGCTTCGGTAAACGTCAAGTTTACAACGACCAACACTGGAGCTGTTGGCAGCATCACACTAAACGTAAACGGCACTGGCGCAAAGAACATAAAGTATATCAACAACAATGCTATTTCTAACATTCCTGGCGCTGGATATATTGTCGGTGGTGCGACATATCAATTTGTCTATGACGGCACATACTGGGTAATTCAAAATCTGAATTATAATACGAATAATATTGACCGAGTATTACATAACAATTATGTTCTGGCGGCATCAGCAGTCACAAGCGGTGCACTGGTATGTGGTACGTCAGCCGGATACAAACAGATAGCTGCAAATGGAGCGTTCGATCTCACATATCCAATTCTTTGGGCGGGCGGTGCATGGACAAGCGGAACTCAGTATGCAAACGCATATGAGTCATATCCTTCAGTGAATCCTGCCACAACCGGTACGGTGCAGAATATTGCAAAGAACGCTACTGTTTATCTTAGAGGAAAAGTAAGTAGCGGGAAAACATTTACGGTATCGGCTGCTCCATTTCTTACGGCAACTGTTCCTACCTCAGCAGATGGATATGCATATATTCCACTCGGTGTCATAGCTAATGATGCTACTACAAAGATGTATTTCCGTTCCAGCCAAGATCTATGGGCGTATCAGAATGGAAAATTTCAGAAGGTAGATTCAGTACCGAGTTATATTACAAAATATGGAAGTACAGGAATACATATACATCCTGAAGGCGACGATGCTAACTACTTGGCTCTTGACGCTAATGGAGTGGATGTAATTAAAAATAATACTTCCGTTGCGTTTTATGGCGATGAAATGCGAGTAGGAGCTGAAAGAAAAGCGCATCTAAGCATATCCGATGCGTCAATACGCGGCGTATCGGAAAACGGATACGAGTTCTTTGAAATATCTAGTAATGGTGGAAGCGGTACTACTACGATTAGCCGCACAATAGCATCAGAGTTAGGAAATGATTCAAAGTCGTATGATTTGTCCACTATTTTTGGAACAGAATGGGCCTCTATATCAACCGGCGGAACTTTTAAAATCCGCACTGCGTATTATAGTAAAAAAGATGGCATTGTTGCGTTTTATAAAGGACAGATAGATACGTACACAAAAGGAACAACTAAATCCCATACATATAGCTCATATACTGCGCCTAATACCGTGGCAACAAAGACAGGATATCCTACGCTTCCATCAGGGGCTACTTTTGACCATAAAAAGATTTGGTTTACCTATGACAAAACAATTCCGAATTTGCCGTTTTATCGTTTCGGGCTAGATGCAGCCACTTCTGGTGGTGGAAATTCTTTTGCAATGGGGGAAGGTACAACCGCCATTGGCGATAATCAGATGGCTATTGGTCGATGGAATGCTGAGGATGATCTATCGCCGTTTGTTATTGGGTGGGGCTCATCAGAAGCCTACAGAAAAAATATATTCTCTGTTAATCAAGGTGGCGATGTAGATATCCCTGCTGGAGCAAGATATAGGGTTAATGGGGTTCCTATCGGAGCTCCATTTTTTACTTGCAGTACTGCTGCTGGCACCGCGGCAAAGACCGCAACACTTGTTAGTGGTTCGTATGATTACTATGACAGACAGACTGGTATGCAGGTACTTGTAAAATTCACAAATGCGAACACCGCATCATCACCAACTTTAAAATTAACGGGCGGTGACCTTGATGATACAACAGCAAAGCCTATTATGCGCTACGGAACAACAACTGCAGGTACATCTGCAGCAGCGTCCTGGAACGCCGGAGCAATAGTTCGTTTTGTATATGATGGAACTAACTGGATAATTGAAGATTGGCAGAATACTACATATTCTTCAATGTCGGAAGCTGAGATAACAGCGGGAACAGGAACTGCCGCAAGGCTAATAACACCAGCAAGATTAAAGAAAGCTGTCGAAACTTATGTGGATTATGAGAAAGTTACGTTTACACCAGCAAAGGGTGCAAACTATGACTATTATGGAGGGTGCTACTATGAGAAATATGGAAGAGTTGTGCATGTTCATGTTGGAATTAATGGATTGACCGCAAATACGGCAAATAATATTTTAACTTTGCCAGCAGGGTATCGCCCAGCATCACTTATAGTCGCACACGGAACGGGAGGTTCTTGGAATAACCTTGGATATGTCGATATCAATACGAGCGGTGTTATACAAGTGCGGACAGAGGGAGCCGCATGCTGTGCCGATGTCACATTTATAGTTTAAGGAAAGGAGGCGCCTATGTACATTGTAATGGAAGTTCAGGTCTTTGCGGATGGTGGCATGAGCACACCATGTTATTCATATGACAACAGTAATTCAGCTGAGGCAAAGTACCACGCGATATTAAGTTCAGCAGCTGTCAGTGCACTCCCAAGACATACTGCATTTTTGCTTATGGATAATGGTCGTGTTCTTAAAAGCGAAAGCTACGAACATCCAATTGAGCCAACTCCGGACCCAGAAAGTGAGGTAGAAGAATGAACATTGATTTTATAGATGAAATGATAATGCCGATAATTACGGCAGCGTGTCTCTGTATAGGTTATGTCATGAAGAAATGGCTACCGACAGATGACAAATGGATACCAACAGTTCTGCTGATACTTGGAGCCTTATCGGGGCTTTTTTTATTTGGCATTGATTATGAGGGTATCGTCAAAGGCATGGTATCTGGTCTTGCGGCTGTTGGACTGCACCAGGTTTTCAAACAGCACATGAAGCTGGAGAACGTGCAGACCACGTTTAATGCCGAGTCGTTTGAGGAGATGATGGAGGTGTATGATGGAAATCAGAACAGAGTGTCCGAGGAATAACAAATACTATATCCGAACAGCCACAGGTGGCCTGAATGGTGCTGTCGCAGGTTCACCTGTTATAAGTGGAGCGAATGTACTCTGCAACTGCGTCGGGTATGCAAACGGAAGATTCAACGAATTCATTAACGACCCAGATCTAAAAGGGGTCGTTTTTAAATTCCAGTATCAGCTTGTCTGCAATGCTGAGAACTTCATCGAGTCAGCTAAGAGACAGGGCCTGAAGATCTCGAGTGTTCCTGTAGTTGGTGGCATCATGGTGTGGCAGAAGGGCGCAACACTCAGTGGAGGAGATGGAGCTGGACATGTTGCAGTAGTTGAAAGAGTTTATGACGATGGCACAATCCTAACATCCGAAAGCGGCTGGGCTTCGTGGGCTTTTAAGACAGTACGCAGAGACAACTCCAACGGCAGATGGGGCCAGAACAGCTACTACAAGTTCAGAGGCTGCATCATCAATCCAAACATTAAAAATGAGATAACACCTGCTCCGAAACTTGATGTGGACGGAATCGGTGGTGCTTGTACCGTAAGAGCAATGCAGAGATTCTTCGGCACCCCTATGGACGGGGTGCTTTCTGGTCAGGTAAAGGCACAGAACCAACACTATCCGGCACTCAAGGCAGTTGAGTATGGCAAGGGTGGATCTCCTTGTGTAAAGAATCTACAGCGATGGGTAGGCACAGTGCAGGACGGAATACTTGGAGAAAAGACCGTCAAAGCATGGCAGAAGAAGATAGGTGTTTCGTCTGATGGCATCTTCGGCCCAAACAGTATGAGGGCCTGGCAGGAGTATCTCAACGATCATGATAAGGCGGTCTATCCCATATCTGAGAAGACGATCATAGACAAACTTCTTGATGCCTGCGTCACACAGGCTGAGTGGATGAAGAACGCAAAGTATGAGTATGAGAAGAATCCTACTATTGAGAAATCCAAGAAGAAGGGCACCTGCGTAACATATGTAGCCTGTGTGCTCCAGCGGATCGGAATCCTGAAGAGTGGTCAGAACATATGGCATGATGAGAAGGGCAAGGTGTATGGGCAGAACAGCAAGATGGAAGTCATATATCTGACCGGCACAATATCCGCCAACAAAAGCAAACTGAAAGCAGGCGATATTATTATGGCCGGCAATAAGAATGACACAGGCAGCGGTTCACACATTTTCATATTTAACGGAGGATGGAATGGAAACGATCCGATCATATGGGATAACCATAGTGCAGAGAAACGCAAGAAAGGCTACTGGGGCAACTACGCATACAACGGCAACAAGAAGATAATAGCGGTTGTCAGATTGAAGTGAGGTGAGGCATATGTCTACAGCAGTAATTACGGCTATAGGAACGGTTGTGGGAGCGGTCATCAGTGGACTTGTTGCTATTGTTGTATCTCAGGTCCAGCATGACAAGACAATGGCTCTTGTTGAATACAGGCTCGGGCAGCTGGAGGAGAAGGTTGATCAGCATAACAACTTGGTTGAGAGGATGTATGCTGTGGAGGCGAGGCTGGATGTGAAGAAATGAAATCTGCTGTGGGCAGGCTGTCATCATGGCCTGCCATTTTTTTTTTTGAATTGAAACACAGAGTGATATAATGATTATGACGTAGATCCATTAAGATATTAAGGATTACTAAGGAAAAGAGGCCATAAAATGGATAGAAAGGTTACAAAAGCTTCATTCATAATAGCTTTAGCGACATTGCTGTTTCTTGAATGCTCAGTCTTTTCGTTTTCTATTGTTTCAGATACGACGGGTCCAGAAATAACAGATGCAATATGTTTGGAACAAGGGCAGGTATTACATCCAGGAGATACAGCGCACTTTTCATTCAGAGCCACAGATCCA